CAGAATCAGTATTGAAACCTGACCACAATCTTCGAGGGTGTGCACATAATCAGGGTTGTTATGATCAACTGATGGAGATTCGTGAACACGTTTTAGAGTATCTCAAGACCCTCAAGGAAGTCACGCACCATCAGAATGCTGATGAGTCTGATATAATTGAGAGTGAGAAGTTGGAGAACATTAAAAAGTATCCATCGAAGTGGCGATAAAAAATCGTCGCTAAAGTTAAAAAAATCGTCGTTAAAGTTTAAGGAGCATTAATTATGGCAATGAGATTCAGTATGGGTGATTCATTAATCGAAAGTCGCCCAAAGAAGACAAGACAAGGAAGAGGAAAGCATAGCAAGTACTCTGCTACAAGTCGCAATAGGGCAAAAAAGAGATATAGGGGTCAAGGTAAATGATATCTTTAAAGAATGTCGAAAGAACACCGAGTCGTATTCGAACTCGGTTTATTGCTGTCTTTGCTCTTGGAACGTCTCTTGCGACCTTTATATCAGGTTTCTTTGTCTTTTTGTATATGAAGAGTCCTGCATTTGAGAATCAACTCACAGGACAGGTTATAAAGGATATGGATTGGATTATTGCAGATGAATTTGAAAAGAAGATAAAAGAATTAAAACCAAGACCTGTTCCTGACCCTAACGACCCAAATGCTTGGTTTTGGGATTATATAGAGCAAAGAAATAAAGAGTATATCGAATGGGAAACAAAAGGTAAGTGGGAGAACAACTAAATGGCTTGTTTAATTGCAAATTTACCCTCCTATGAGGTATGGGTAAGAAAAGAGTATCTAACCGACCATAAGAGTGGTCACGGTGAGTTTGTAAAGGGAGTATGGGTATCTGCAAAGAGTATACCAGGTCGTGCCTTCTATTTCGAGACTTATCTACCAGAATATGCAGCAATGTTTGATAAATTACCTATATCTGCGTTTACAACCGACCCAGAAACACCAAAACCTGATATGACCCTACATAATCTTCAGTTTTGGAACTGTATGGACTACGGAGTTGTAGCAGTACAGAAGCAATTTATCGGTTCAATGCACTATGAAGTGATGACAAGAGACTATGGAACGCAAACTGGTACGTATATTTGCACTTTAGACAACTATCACCAAGATGTAGACGCAATTGACTACTCTACAAGTGAACAACCTGCCGAACATAAGTCTCATAACCTCTTAGAACTTGATAATGGGCAGTTTTGTCTCTATCCAAACAACAGAATGAGGATATTTGACAACAGTATCACTCCTGAGACACCTAAGATTCCTGATTTTAAGGTTTCAACCGTGTATTATCAGGTGGAGAACGGTCATGATCGTGATGGATTAGGTTCAGAAGAGAATTATTTTTGGAAAACAGCAAAAGAACGCAAAAAAGAAGATAAAAATCAACTTGAATTAGGATAAATAAAATTAAAATGTAAAAAAATGGTTATTAAAATGGATAAATCACAAGAATTTGTCAAATCTGGTCGAAAATTGATCAGTGAGTATGATGCAGACACTTATTATGAGGAAAAAGAGGAAGAAAAACCTCAATTTTTGAAAGAAGGCGAATAAATAATCATAATATTAAAAAACCATTATACATATAATAGCAAAGTATAATATATTTGAATGCCTACCAAAATTTCTCGTGCTTTTAAGGACATAAGTTTATCTTTTACGAGACATCCAGTTACAAATGATATCACCATTCTTAAAAATGAGGATGCGATTAAGAAATCTGTGACAAATTTATGTCGAACATCTGTAAATGAGAGATTTTTTAACCCATTAATTGGAACAAGGATAGGTGAATCACTTTTTGAAATAAATGATCCAGACATTGCTGAATTTTTGGAAGAAGACATTGAAAATACACTTAAAAATAATGAACCAAGAATAAAAGTTAAGTCTGTTGTTGCAAAAGCACTAATGGATTCGAATGAATTGGACATCAAAATAGAGTATGACATAGTTGGACTACCACTTCCATTGCAAAATATCGAATTTTTACTACAACCAAGCAAATTATAATGTCATTTAATCAATTTACCAACTTAGATTTCAATTCGTTAAGGACTCAGATCAAAGATTACCTGAGAGGTAGTTCAAAGTTTACTGATTTTGACTTTGAGGGGTCAAACTTTTCTGTTCTAATTGATACTTTAGCATATAATTCATATATTACGTCATATAATACAAATATGGCTGTAAATGAAGCATTTCTTGATAGTGCAACGGTAAGAGAGAATATAACATCATTAGCAAGAAATATTGGTTATGTCCCTCGTTCAGCAAGATCTGCGATTGCTAAAGTTAATTTATCTGTGGATTTTGGAACACAAGAAGCACTTTCTGCTACAATTAAGGCAGGAATTTTTGCAATTGGGTCAATTAGTTCTGGAAATTACGTTTTTTCTATTCCAGAAGACATCACAGTACCTACAAATACAGTTGTAAACAACGCAGCAGACTCAAAAATTGCAAATTTTACAAATATTTCAATATATGAAGGTAATTATATCACAAAAAAGTTTATAGTTGATGCATCTCAGGTAAATCAAACATTTATTTTGGATAATAACAACATTGACACCTCTACAATCCGTGTCGAGGTTAAAGATTCAAATGGTATTGTAGAAAATTATGAAGAATACAGAAATATATTTGAAGTAAATTCTAGATCTAGACTTTTTCTTGTACAAGAAATTGCAGATGAAAAATATCAAGTAATTTTTGGAGATAATCTTTTAGGTAAGAAACCAGAAAACGGAAGTGAAGTTACAGTTTCATATATCGTTAATAATGGTATTGATGGAAATGGTGCAAATAACTTTACATTTTCAGGTAAAATCACATCAAATATCGGAGATGTAACAAGTGGTATATCAAACATAACAACCACTCAGACAGCTGAAAATGGGGACGAGATAGAAAGTATAGATTCTGTAAAATACCTTGCTCCAAGAGTCTATGCGTCGCAGTACAGAGCAGTTACAGCAAATGATTATTCAAGTTTAATACCAAGTTTATATGCAAATATCGACTCTGTGACTGCTTATGGTGGAGAAGAGTTAGATCCACCTCAATATGGAAGAGTTTATATTACAATCAAACCTAAAAATGGAGATGTTATATCTGGAGCACTCAAAGATAATATTAAATCAAATTTAAAAAAATATACTGTTGCTGGAATTAAACAAGAATTACTGGATTTAAAATATCTTTATGTTGAATATGAATCAACCGTTTCTTACAACGCTAGTTTTATTCCAGATAAATCAAATTTAGAAACAAGGATTGTATCTGCAATTCAATCTTATTCAAAATCATCAGATATTAATTCATTTGGAGGTAGATTAAAATATAGTAAACTTCAATCTGTTATTGATAATGTTGATCAAGGAATTACATCTAACATCACAAACATTAAAATTAGAAGAAATTTAGTTCCTCTATATAATGAGTTAGCAAACTATGAAATTTGTTATTTAAATCAGTTTCATGCAGATTTAGAAGGATTTAATGTTAAATCTACATCTTTCAAATTGGATGGAGTAAATGGTGACATATATCTCACAGACTTCCCAAATTCAGATCAAAAAACAGGAGTTATTAAATTTTTTACTCTTTCTGATCTTGACGAAGTTATATACGTAAATCAAAATGCAGGAAAAATTGATTATATCAAAGGTGAAATAATTCTCTTTCCAGTGAATATTGTATCTACGGCTTTGAGTGGTAGAATTGAAATACAAGTTATACCAGAATCAAATGATATTATATCAAAGCAAAATTTATATATTATTTTGGATACGTCAGCAAATAGTAAACTAACTTTAATTGAAGATGTAGTATCTTCTGGATCAAACAGGTCAGGAAACAATTATATGCCACCATCTAGTTTCATTAGTGGCAAAACGTATGTAAGATAAAAAATGATCGGCACATCAAAATCTACAAAAGTCAAAATAACAAATATTCTTGATAGTCAAATACTAGACTTCATTCAAGAGGAAAGTCCCGATTTCAAAGATTTCTTGAGCCAGTATTATGCTTCACAGGAATCTGAATTTGGATCTACATATCTATCTGACAATTTAACATCATTTAAAGATATTAGTACTACTTCAAATAATATTTTAAATGTTAGTGTTCCAAATATTTTAGCTGCAGATCCATCAAGATCTTATGATTCTTCTATCAATGCTTTTGATGATGAAATACCAGTTACTACGACAGCTGGATATCCTGACCAATATGGTCTTTTTAAGATTGATAATGAAATCATAACTTACACTGGAAAAACTCCTACTTCATTTACTGGATGTATTCGTGGTCTTAGTGCAATATCATCAATTGAAAAGTCTGAATATCTTACATTTAGTGAAACTGATATTGATGAACATTTTACAAATCTTCAAATTAATGTAGATAATGATGGTAATCGAATTATAGAGGAATATAAAGTAACTGTTGAAAGTAAAGATGAAACACATCCATATTGGAAAGTTGGAAGTGATAATGGATATCTTTTAGACGGAAATCAATCACCATCACTAACTCTTTTACCTGGTCATACATATAAATTTAATCAATCAGATATTTCTAACAGTGCACATCCAATCAGGTTTTATCTAGAGGCAAATAAAACTACTTCATATGGGTCAGAAATTATCGGTGGTGAGGAAAAACCTGCAAATGAAGTGATTTACTATGCAGATGGTATAAAAGATAAAGTAGATGAGTATTATAGTAGTTTTAGCACTGCTTCAGTTAGATATATTCAAATTACTGTAGATTATGGCACACCTACAGTTTTGCATTATATGTGCACTAATCATGGTTATATGGGTAATGCTGCTCAAATTAATCAGAATGGTGGAAGACCTGTTTTAAATTTAAGCAGTATTTTTATAAATGAATTCTACAGAAAACATAAATCTCAGTTTTTACCAGGTTTTGAAGGAAGAAATTTCGTAGATCAGGTTAACATTGAAAATATTTTAACAAGAGCAAAAGATTTTTATAGATCAAAAGGAACTGATACTTCTTTAGAAATATTATTTAAGGTTCTTTTTGGTAAAAGTGTAGTTATAGAAAAACCTTTTGAAAATACAATTGGTTCTTCAGACTCTGAATGGGTAGTAACCGATAATATGATAGTGGATGTAATTGAGGGTGATCCATTTAAATTAATATCAACTAAGATATTTCAAGGAACCTTTGATAATCCGACTGCAGATGGAACTATTTCAAATATTCAAGAAGTATTTTTAGGGTCAAAGAAATATTATAAACTATCATTTGATAAATCTGCACATTTTGGTTCTTTTAATATTGGAACTAAAACAAAAATAACTGAAAAAGCACCAACTGGTTCATCTACTATCAATGTTGACTCTACAGTTGGTTTTGGAACTACTGGAACATTCATATACAAATATCTTGATGAATTCTTAGTTGCATCATATACATCAAAATCTGAAAACCAATTTTTTGGATGTACTGGTATTGTAGATGAAGGGATAGCAGAAAACAGTGATATCATAGATGATACTTTTATTTTTGGATATGAAAATGGTGATCCAGAAAAAGTGTGTACCATGAGAATTACTGGAACGATATCTAAACCATCAGTAAATGTCAGTAATTCAAAATACGCTTCAGTTGGAGAATCAATTCGAGTAAATTATCTTGGAGAAAAAGCAACAGGACCTAAATTTGATACTTGGCTCTACAATCATTCTACTGTTTTAGATATTGAAGGTGTTTTTGAAGATACTGACAAAACTAATATCATTACCACTAAAGAACCATTAACTAATTTCTTATATCAGGGATGTAAAGTTGATATTATTAGATATGATTGGGCAGGTAGTACTAATGATGATTCTCTTAGGTATGTTCCAACTAGCGTTTCTATTCTTACTGAAGGAGTTGGATATAGTACAGCAACTGATGTTCCTACAAAATATGAATCCACCCAAACTGGGATTGGTACAAATTTAACTGTTGGAATTACTACAGCAGAAGGAAGTGATGGTGCAATAAATGGAGTTACAATTATCGATACTGGTATTGATTATAAGAAAGATGAACTAATTGAAATTATTGGTGTTGGAGTTACTCCTGCAATTATAAAAATTGATGATGTTGCTCCTATTGGATTTGGTAAGATTCAACCAAATGATCCAGGATTTGGTGCATTTACAATTGTTGATACAGATGTTGAAATTTCTAATATTAATCCAGAAAATGGTAGAATAACTTTAAAAAAAGGAGATAAAGAGGATTTTGTTGATAAAATTAGGCCGCATCAAATTAGAAAAAAATTAGCATATGCAGATTCTTCTTTGGATGAACTTTCTCCAAATTTATTGACTAACATACAAAATACTTATATCGATGATGTTGGTAATACTTACGTAACTTTTTCAGGATATCCTTCTTACCCTTTAGAGTCAACAAATAGATCAGTAAAAGTAAGTAATTTTGCTGATAATGAAGTTTTTATTGCTGATACAAATCATTCTTTTTTAAATGGTGAAAAAGTATTTTTTGAACAAAATCCATTAACAGTTACTACTGTAACTACCGTAACAGAAAGTGAAGAATCAACTGAAACAAATGTTTCAATTTCGACTTCATTTGGATTAGGAATAACTAATAGTCTGGGAAATGCAATTGAAAGTGGAGAATATTACGCATCAATTGTAGGAATAAATTCATTTAGATTAGCGATTACTTTAGAAGAACTAAGAAGTGGAAATTTTTTAAAATTTAATCCACCAACAACAGGTATATCCACTGTAGTAGAGCAAACTGGTGTTGATGATCTTACCATTATGGCAAATGATATCGCTAACTTTAGTAATTTAACTGGAACTCAAATAACACCTGCTGGTGGTGGTGGGTTCGATATGGGTGGATCATATTTACATTTTGCTGCATCTTCTGGTTCAAGGTCTGCAACATTGAATAAAATAGATGCCAGAAACTTTGAAAAAATCAAAGTTCATGCAAAAGTAGGAAATGACAGTAATGGTGGTGAGGATCCTGATGCTCCTGGTGAGCAAATACAATTAGATTATAAAATTGATAATGGAGATTTTGTAAGTGTTGGTACAATTATTCCATTATTGAGTAAAAATAATGCTGCACCAGTAAATGACCCAATTCAAGAAGGTGATTATAATGATGGGTCTTTAAAAGTATTTGAATTGGATATTCCAGATGGAGCTAAAAAAGAAAATGTATTTTTCAGATTTAGACAACCATCTCCTTCAGGACCTCAATATGATCATTACGGTATTCAAAAAATTGAAATTACTGGAAGTGTTGCAGGAGTTACAACTACCACAACCACTTCTATAAGTGGAATAACTACTTGCATTATTACACCAAATGATTTAGCTAATAATATTTTATCAAATCAAAATCAATTTAAAAGAATATTAAAAACACCTGAAATTAGAGAATCAGAAAATAAGATAATTGGTCCTATAGGTGTTCAATTAAATGGAGTTGAGTTATATTCTCCTGTCTTAGAAGATTTTGTATGTTATGGTCAAATTGATGATGTCGTTGTAACAAATAAAGGAGAAAACTATGATGTAGTAAATCCACCTAATGTATCAGTTGCTAGTACTAATGGAAGTGGAGCAAAATTATACGGACATTTTTCTGGAAATATTTCAGAAATTGTTGTTACTCATCCTGGTTTTAACTATGTTGATACTCCTCAAGTTTCAGTAACAGGAGGAAATATAGATGCTTCGGGTAAAGCATTGGTGGGAGAAGCATACATGAGGGGTTTCATACATTCTTTCTCATTCAATGATATTTCAAATTTAGTAACTAATATAGATCTTGATAAAGATAGTGTTATTCATGGAGAGGATAAACCTCATAAATTTGAAAATGGTGAAGAAGTAGTTTATACAACGACAGGAACTCCAATTGGAATTGGATCTACTGCTGTTGGTTTTGATACAAGTCGTTTGACATCAGGATCTACTTATTTTATTCGAAAAAATAGCGAAGCGTCTTTTTCCTTAACTGTTAACAAAAGTGACGCTTTATCAGGAATCAACACAATAGATTTTAATGAATTTGGAACAGGAACTCATACTTTAAGATCTAAAAAAATTAGAAAAATAATTGATCGTATATCTCTACCAGAAACAGGATTAAAGTATCAAAATAGAAAAGTAGTAGTTGATTCTAACATTTATCCACCAGAAGATCCAAAAGATAATTTAACAACATTTACTGGTATTAATAAGTACGATAATTATATTTTTGCGAAAAATCATGGATTTAGTGATGGAGATATTGTTGAATATAATTTTGATGGGACAATTATTTCTGGTTTATCTACAGAATCAATTTACAAAATTTCTGTCATTGATAACAATAAATTTAAATTAAGCGATGCAGGTACAGCAACAACTATCACAAATTCCAATTATAATCAAAAAATATATGTTGATTTAAATAATATTGGTGTTGGAACTCATACTTTCAGATATCAAGATATTGTTGTTAACATAAAAGGAAATGTAAGTGCAGGACTAGTTACTTCAACACTTCCATCTTATTATAATGCTACTGCTTATCCAGTTATTGATGGATCTTTAGATAATGTTTTCGTCCAAAATGGTGGTTCTGGATACGGAACAACTGATATTACAAATTATAATACTGCACCAACTTTAGCATTGGAAGGGGGACAAGATGCAGAACTAAGTCCAGTAATTGATAATGGAAAAATAGTAAATGTTTCAATTAACATTGAAGGCACTGGATATTCTTCTCCACCAATACTAAATGTTGTTGGCACAGGAACAACTTTTGGAAAATTTGCTAAATTAAAAGCAAATGTTTCAAGTGTGGGAGTTAATAGTATAACATCTGTTGATATTATTGATGGTGGAAAAGATTATATATCAGGAAAAACTGTCATAAACGTTGTTCCTAGAGGAGTTGATGCTAAGTTAAAAGCAAATGTTCATAAATGGAATATAAATGCAAAACAAAGATATTCTAGTGTATTGGGTAATAATATTTTTAAAGATACTACTCAAGTAAATGCTGAAGTTAAACTACAAAATAAAATAGTTGCCTTTTATGCAGGAATTGAGTATAGAAAATCTCTTAATGATAATATTAATGATGAAAACGATGAAATTACACCACCTCCAAAACACTCTCCCATTTTAGGATGGGCATATGATGGAAACCCAATATATGGACCTTATGGTTATGCGGATCCTGTAGCTGGTATTGGAATAACACAATTATTTTCAAGTTACCAATTAAACAAAATTGAAGATAAATCTTTAAGACCTGATTTTGTTGACGGTTACTTTATTGAAGATTACTTGTATATTGGAGATAGGGAATTAGACCAATTTAATGGTAGATATGGACAAACACCAGAATTTCCAAATGGAACATATGCATATTTTACCACAGAAACTAAAACTTTATCACAATTCCCATATACTACATTTATTCATAGAAATAAAACTGATGCAGTTAATTATGATATAGATTATAAGCAAACAGATAAATTTATTGATTCTGGTCTTTATAAAAGAAATGTATCACCATTAGGATTAAATGAAAAATTTAGAAATTATTTACCATTATCTGAATCTTTAGAAACAGATCCAGAACTAGAAGTTACTGCATGTTTACCAGGAAAAATAAACCAAATTGCAACTTTTGAATCTGGTAGAGATTATAAAGTTGGAGACACCATCAATTTAAATGATTCTTTTGTAGATGCTAGTGTAGGTGAAATTTTAGGAAAAGAGATAAAAAAGGTTGAGGAAGTTGAAACTAATATCAATAATTTAAATTTTAGTGTTAAAGATAATGTTATCACTGCATCTGGTGATTCAATACATAATTTTTCAAATAATGACGTAGTTGAAATTTCAGGAATAACATCTTCCTCTTATTTTGGTATTCAAGGTCTTCAGAAAATAGAAGTTAATACAACTTCAACATTTGTCTCTGTTGCAATTGCAGATACGACATCAACAGGAATATCAACTTCTATAAAGTTAGATGTATCAACAAATAGTGGCAAATTTAAAGTTAATGATGTTATTCAAATTGATAATGAGAAGATGTTAATAATTGGTTTAGATAAACTTAATGACAAGTATGTAGTTTCAAGAATGCATGATAGTTCAGTGGGAGGAACACATAATATTGATTCTACAGCAAATAAATTAGAAAAATCTTTTACTTATAAAGTTTCTGGAAAAGACATAAAAGATACAAACATAAATGAAGAAAAAATAGCTTATGTAAATGTCACTAACTCCATTGGAATAGGGACAACATATACTAGTGTTGTAGTTGGAACTGCTGGAAGTAGTAATATTACTAAATCAATTCCACCTAGAGCAATTTACATTCCTAATCATAATTTTAAAAATGGAGACAAAGTATCTTTAGTTTCCATTGGTGGTACTATTATTGCATCAAAAAATGATTCTTTAACTCCTGATTTTAATTTATCAACAATCAATCCATTATATTGTGTCAAAATTAGTAATAACTATATTGGACTTTCAACAGAGAAGGTAGGATTTTTAACATCCTACGTTTATTACAAGAGTGTTCAGGATAATGATTTCTTTGGAAAAGAAGTTCAAATTAAAACTAATGAAAATAAATTAATTGGTAGTGCAAAAAGAGTAAATGGATTAGTTACACTCGGAACTAGTCATAGTATTTCTGTAGATGAAACAATACGTTTAAATATATCTCCAAATAGAACAGAAAAAATTAAATTCAAATTTGATGCTAATTTGAGAAATTTAATTGTTAACCCTAAAACCTTTGAAAATACTGGAATAGGAACAACTTTATCTACGATTACAATTCCAAATCATGAATTTGAAACTGGAGATGCGGTTTTATATAATGTTTCTACTGGATCTCCAATAAATGGTTTATCTGATAATAAAATATATTATGCTATTAGAATATCAGAAAATATCATTAAGTTATCTGAAACTTATAAAAAAGCAACTAAAAAACGCTTTAAATCGATAAACATTACAGGTATAGGAAGTGATGGTATTTTATCAAAAGTTAACCCCAAAATTCACATAACCAAAGGAAATACACTTGAGATTGATACGTCAGATTCAAGTTTAAAAATAAATGGTACTCCACTTAGGATAAATTTTTATAGTGATATCAATTTTACAGATAAAATTAGTTCAAATTATATACAACAAAATGGTGAAATTGGAGATGGTAGTGCTGACTCTAAAATTATAATTAGAACTGGTGATATATCATTAGAAAGATTTTATTACAGAGTAGAAAATGATAACTTATCAGATAATTTTGCAAATACTGACATACAAAATCATTCTACAATCGACATCATAGAGTCTAAATTTAATAGACTTCAAACAGTCACTGGGGTTGGAAATACAACAATAACATTTAATTCCAAAGTTGGAAGTGCAGAAACAACCACTTACAGTTCATATTTAAGTTCTGGATTTAGCACCGCTACTTATTCTACTAATGCGGTAAATGATCAAGGACCTATTGCTAACGTTAAAATTATAAACTTTGGAAAAAATACAAATATCATACCATCTGTTACCTCAGTTGGTACAACTACTGGAGTAAATGCTGTTTTTTCAGTGTTGTCAAATGATATTGCTAAGATAGAAGACACTGATGTAACTGTTCAGGGATGGGAATTTAGTAAAAATAAATCACTAAAACCAAAAGCAGACACATATGCTATTTTAGATTTAAAAAATACACTCACTCTAAAATCAATAGGAGTTTCTACTGGGGGAAGAAACTACACAACACCACCAAAAGTAATAGGTGTAGGAAACACTATAATCACAACAAGATCTAAAATTGATGGTAATTCTGTAAGTGGTGTTGATATCATATCAAATGATAGTGGTTTACAAGAAGATTTGAGAATTATACCAACTTTTAACTCTAATGGAATTAATATAGTAAATGCAACTTCTGCTAGTAAAAATTTAACATTAGAATTAAAAGCACCAATAGGTGGTCAATTTACAGATGGACTCCCATTTGCAGTTGGAGATAAAATTTTTGTAGAAAATGTGCAGATAAAAACTGTTCCTGGACTTGGAACAACAGATCTTGCTAGTTATAATTCAAGTGACTATGATTATCGTTTCTTTGAAATTATAGCTGTAAGTAATGGAAGTGCATCTGCTAACCCCTCTGTGACATATTCTATATCTGGAATATCAACCACTGAAGCAGGTAATTTTGATGGTAATTTTATATTTGGTAGAGTAACAAAAGCAGAAGATTTAGCATCATTTGAACCAGAGTTTCAAAGTGTAGAATATGTTAAAGGTGAGGTAATATCAATAGGAAACGGAAAAGCAACTGCTATTGTATCTGAAAATGGTTGGGATCCACAATCTAAAACCTTAAAAGTAACTGATATAGTAGGAAAAATTGATAATGGAGACGAAATAATAGGTTCTGTTAACAGTCAAAAAGCAATTATTAGTAATTTTAATACTTATGAATTTGATTTAGATGTAGATGTCTTTGCAGAATCTTTGGGATTTTGGAAAAGTGATAAAAATAAACCTAATTTTAGTTACGAAAGACTACATGATAATGATTATTATCAGAGATTTTCATATGCTTTGAGGGGTCAAGTAGACTATGAAACATGGAAAGAACCAGTTAATAGTTTAGGACATATATCTGGATACAAAAATTTTGCAGATTATGAAATTGTTTCAAATACTTTTGTTGGAGTTAGTACAATACCAAAATCAGATGTTGAGTTTAGAGTTGAAATTTTAAGTGATGCATCTGTTCATGAACAATTTGATTATGATTTTGTATCTGAAGAAGAAACTTTGAGCAATATCATATCAAGAGAAGTACAGTTTGATCAGAAAAAATTAACTGATTACATTGAAGCTAAAACTAACAAAGTTTTATTATTGGATGATATAAGTAATCAATTTACAGGATTGTCTACAATAACTGGACAGTTGGTAGGATTAAAGAATTTTACTATTAAATCTAGTGGTAACGATATAATGCATCAAGTATTTGATCCTACAAGTTTAACTGTTGGTGGTAATACCATAAGTATTGTTGATCACGGTTTTACTGATGGAGAAGAATTGGAATATGCTCCAAATTCTGGAGGGTCAAGTATTGGAATTGTTACAACTAGTGCACCTGGAATTGCAGAAACAAGCATACTTCCATCAAAAGTTTTTGTTAATGTATCGGATGCTAATAATTTTTCACTAATAATAAAATCCTCAGAATCCGCTTCTGGATCAGCTGTTACATTTTCTAATGTTTCTGGTATAGGAAATCAACATACTTTATCTGTAAATTCAAGGGAAGCAAGTATAAGATCTTTAATTACAATCGATAATGTAATACAAAGTCCACTTGGTAAAAAATCTACAGTCCTTGGATTATCAACTAGTGTTGGTATTGGAAGCACTGAAATTTTCTTAAATGACATATCCAAAGTTTCAGGAAACAAATTATTAAAAATTAATGATGAAATAATGTTTACTGGTTTAGTTGGAATTGGTTCGACTAATTCTGTTTCTGTTGTTCGTGGATATATGGGAACTGTTGCTGCTGCACATACGGTAGGTGCTGGTGTTAGCGAATTATATGGTGATTATAGAATATCTAAAGGTAATATTTATTTCTCTGATGCACCATACGGTCCCACAGGAATTGGCACTATTGCTGGTTCGAAAATAGAAGGTGGTGCGGTGGTTAATATTCCGAATGCAATGACCACAAAATCTGCATTTACTGGAAGAGTTTTCTTTAGAAAAAATGATGTTGCTGAAGGAAGACCAGGTAGCATGAACCGTGTTGTTGATGATATATCTGATAATTTTGATGGAACTACTAAATTATTTGATATGAAAGAAAATAGTGCTGTTCTTCCAGTTGGAATAAACACTTATGGTGGAGCACTACTGATTAATAATATATTCCAAAAACCATTCTTTGGTGATGTTGGATCAATTAGAGAATCTGATTATAGGGTACAAGCTCCTGTTGGAGGCGGTACAACAATACAATTCCTTGCAAACCCAGATATTGCTAGTGATACTACCGATATTCCTAGAGGTGGAAGAATCAATGAATTTTTAGTTGGTGTTGGTTCAGGATATCAGGTTCCTACTCGTGCTCTTGCTTATGCCAATATTGGCGTAGGTGGAACGATAGAATCAGTATCAATATCAACTCATGGTCAAGGATATATAAGTGCACCAAGAGTAGCAATTGGTGTCTCATATGCAAACTACGTACATAAATTTATTAGATCGTTAGCAAATTCAATAAATCCAAATGTTGGTTCAAATAAAACACCTACATTTGCTGAATATGATTCATTTACTGGAGATTTATTTTTAGTAATTCCTAATCATGGTTTAACGACAACAAACACCATTCAAATTGTAGATAACTCTTTATTCTTTACATGTTCAAGAGATGGATATGTCAAAGAAAAATCATATCCAAGATCTACTGATCCAGCATCAGGAAAAAATTTAACTATTACAAATGCAACAACAAATACAATTATAGTTAATGTAGGTGCAGGTGCAGGTGTTGGTGCTGCGTTTACTTCAGTAGTAAGTGCAGCAGGTACGATAACAGCGATCAATGTTGTTAATCCAGGAACTGGATATACAGCAACAAAAGATGAACCATTTATCACAATAGACGAACCCACTCCATATAAAAACATACCTTTACTTGGTGGAAATGGATCTGGGGCAAAAATGGATGTTGTTGTTGGAACTGGTGGAAGTGTAATTGATTTTAATATTGTAGATCGTGGTACTGGATATGAAATTGGAGATAATTTAGTTCTTCATGGTTTACCAGTTCAGGTTGGAGTATCTACAATTCCATTTAATATCACAGTTAAGAGTAGATATCAGGATAAATTCTCTGGATTTACTTTTGGTGAATTAATTGAATTAGATGATTTTAGTAGTTTCTTTAATGGTTTTAGAAGATCATTCTTACTTACAAGAACAATTACAAATAAAGAATATTTTAGTATTGTTGCTGCAGATGGATCTGGTATTGTTTTAGCAAATAATCTTTTAGTATTTGTAAATGATATTTTACAAAAACCAGGAGTTGATTATGAATTTGAAGGAGGAACTAGATTTAAATTTACAGAAGCACCGAAAGCAGGAAGTAAATTTAAAATATATTTCTATAAAGGATCTGGAACTGATGTTGAATTTGTAGATGTTGATGAAACAATTAAACCAGGAGATATTTTAACTTTAGATGCATTTGACCAAGATAAAAATAACATAAATGAATTTCCAACTCAAGATCCAAGAGTAATATATGAATTAACTTCTGCAACTGTTGTAGAAACTCAAACTTATACTGGACCTGGTATATCATCAGATCCTGATTACCTTAGACCAGTAAGATGGAAAAAACAAACAGTTGATAAAATTATTGATGGAGAAAAAATACAAAAAAATAGAAATTTAAATACTTCACAACAGTATCCAGCAACTAATATTATTGCATCAATTAATCCAACTGACACAGTTTTTAGTGTTAAAGACATAGTATCTTTCAGTGGAATTGACAATTTAAGTGAAACACAAAATAGTATAAAAATAATAGATCAAAAAGAGACACAAGTTGCCATAGCCACAGCCACTGTAGATTTAGCAACCCAAAAAGTTTCTACATTAACCTTAATTAATGCTGGATTCGGATATACAACTGCACCAATGGTTGCTATTCAACCACCAAATGATGTAGGAACTGGTGTTACTGCTACAGCAGGTGCCACAATTGATGGAAATGGTGTTGTAACTGGAATTGCCATTACAAATCCTGGTGATGGATATACATTTAACCCACAATTAGTTATTGAACAACCAAACATACAGTATGATGAAAAACATTCTAATATTTCTTTCAATGGTGACAGAGGCATAATTATCGGAATTGGAACTACAAATCAAGGAAGCAATTCTGGAGTATCTACCGATTCGCCAGCACTAACTTTTGATATCATTCCAACTAAACAATTACCAGGTGCACCTTCTACTAAATCTGGAATTGTTACTGGTCAATATATTGTAATTCAAGGAACTTCTTTTGGTGATGGTATAGTATCAATTGGAACTCACACCAGTAAAATAGTTTCTGTTGGAAATTCATTTGCTGATAACGTATATCAAATTGGTCATTATCAAGATGTTGGAACTGGATCAACAGTTAGAAGAATAACCTGTAATATAAATACAGCATTGTCTGGAATTAATACAAATACTGGTGTAACCACCAATCGTTTCATTGGTAATTATAGTTGGGGAACAATTACAGTGGCTGGAAGTAGAAATGGTAAATCATTTGAATTTTACAATCAAAATGGATTATTGGGTATTGAAACTTCTGCTCATATTAGTAGATCACTCCAGTTAAAACAGGTTTATTAATTTCGAGTATAAATAATCAAAAAATGAAACTGATTACTAAAAGAAAATGCCAGCAATAATAACAGATCAATTTAGAATAGCAAATGCACAGACCTTTGTTCAGAGTTTTTCTGGTATTGGTACAACATCGTATTATTATGCTTTTTTATCACATCCAGAGGGAAATCAAAGTATATTAGATGGAGTTACACTTCAGAATTATAAATCTATAACTGGAACAACACCTGATGCTCCAAAAGATTCTTTTCAACAAGAAAATTTATATCATGACACCATGTTATTTGCAAAAAGAATAACATCCTCCGATATAGCACTAGTCATACCAAATAGACCTTGGACATCAGGAGAAACATACGATATGTATAGGAATGATATTGATATTGACAATAGAACAAATGTAACTAGTTATACTAATCTATATGATTCCAGATTTTATGCTGTAAATGATGAATTTAAAGTTTATATTTGTATTAATAATGGGTCAATAGGTGATGAAAATGGAAAATTAATAGCAAAGAAATCTTTACAGAAACCAACACATGTGGATTTATCTCCACGTCCAGCTGGTGATGGGTCTGATGGATACTTGTGGAAATACTTATTCACAATAAAACCAGCAGATATTATAAAATTTGGTACGGATGACTTTATACCAGTTCCTTCTAATTGGGGTGACAGCAATAGTATTGAAGTAAAAAATGCTGCAAAAGATGGTAAAATTGAAACTGTATTAGTAAAAAAACAAGGACAGGGTTATAAATTTGGTGCTTCAAGTAGCACAGTTATTGATAATGTTCCAATATATGGCGATGGAGATGGAACTGCAACTGCATCAGTAACAATTTCTGCTGGAAAAGTAACTCAAGTTGATGTGACAAAAGGTGGAGAAGGATATACTCGTGGACATCTTGAACTGAATAGTTCATCTAGAGATAATGTAAATAAAGGTCCAACCGATTCAGGTCAAGCAGAATTTCAAGTTATAATTCCACCTCAAGGTGGTCACGGTGCTGACATTTATAGAGAATTAGGTGCTTATAGAGTTCTTTTACATTCTAAATTTGATGATACAAAAGATGATTTGCCAGATTATGTCACTAGAAATAATTTTTCTAGAGTTGGTATTATCAAAAATCCAATTAAACAAGATGCAACTGGGTCTTCTTCAGTTTTGCTAAATACTACGACTGCAACAACTCTTGGAGCAATAAAATTAGCTGGTGATAGTGCATCTACTGAATATCCAATTAATAGATTAATAACTCAAACACAAACTAATGGTGATGTGGCGGTTGGATATGTAGCAGAATTTGATAAAAATACTAACGTTCTAAGATATTATCAACCAGTTGGATTATCAACATTATCCGATTATGGATACAAGTTAGTTGATTTTAAATCTGAAGCAGTATCGATTCAAGGATCAGGTGTTGTAAATCCACTACAGGTAGATACTGGTTTCAATGCTTCCAGTGTAAATGATGTAAACGTTGGTGTTTCTTTTGTTAATGGAATAGCAAAACCAGAAATTAAAAAATATTCTGGAGATATTATCTACATTGATAATCGAAATAAAGTTACAAGATCTTCTACTCAGAAAGAAGAAATTAAAATCGTAATAGAGTTTTAAAAAATGTCCCAAGTTACAAATTTAAATATAGCACCTTACTATGATGATTTTGACGCAAGTAAAAATTATAGGAAGGTTTTATTTAAACCAGGATTTCCAATACAATCTAGAGAATTAAGTACTTTACAATCAATTCTTCATGAGCAAATTGAAAAATTTGGACAACATTTTTTCAAAGAAGGTTCAATGGTTATTCCTGGTGGAACCATTGTTGATTTAAGTTACTTTGCGGTTAGAATCGATCCATTTTTTCTCAATATACCAGTAAAAGAGTACACAAAATATTTGGCAGATAATAAAATAGAAATACAAGGTGAAATTTCTGGAGTTAAAGCGACTGTAGTTAATAGATTAACAGACGGTGAATCTATAGATCAATTTGATACTTTATATTTAAAATATACAGCATCTGGTGATGACGGAGTAACCAAAACATTTTTAGATGGAGAAAATTTAATTACTTTATCTGATATTGAGTATTCTAATACTCGAATAACTGCAAATAGTTTTTTTGCAAGAACAATAATATCAGATTCAATTAAAACAGGTTCATCAGCATCAATAAGCGAAGGAATTTTCTTTATTAGAGGTTACTTTGTACAAGTTCCAGCTTCAACCGTAATTTTAGATCAATATGAAAATCAACCAAGTTATAAAATTGGATTATCAATTAATGAGGAGTTAGTATCTGCTTCATCACAGAATTCTGATTTGTTTGATAATGCAAAAGGATATTCAAATGAAACTGCTCCTGGTGCAGATAGATTTAAAATATCTGCAATTTTATCTAAAAAATTACTAACAGATAACGATGATTCTGATTTTGTGGAACTAATTCGTATTGAAGATGGTGTTACAAAAGAGCAAGTTAAAAAGACAGAATATAATGTATTTAAAGATGAGTTGGCTAGAAGAACTTTTGATGAATCTGGAAATTATTATATTGAACCCTTTTCAGTTGATATTAGAGAAACATTAAATAATCGAATTGCAAATAGAGGATTATATTTTTCAAATCAAATTACTCAAAATGGAAATACACCATCAGATGGTTTATTTACAATTCAAATTTCTGAAGGAAAAGCATATGTTAGTGGATATGAAATTGAAAAAACATCAACAACATCAATTGATTTACCGAAACCAAGAACAACAAAATCAATAGAAAACGTTACACTTCCAATTAAAATTGGAAATATCGTTGTGGTAAATAATATTTTCGGAACTCCGCAGATTGGTTTTAGTACATTTGTACATTTATTAGACAAAAGACTCACATCATCAAAAGGAAAAGATTCTACTGCAACTTTAATTGGAAAAGCAAGAGTTTATGATTTTAATCAATATACAGGAACAAACTATCAATTAAGATTATTTGATATTGAGACTTTTACAAAAGTTTCATTGGCATCAACAAGTTCTGCTGTTGTTGGAGATCATGTAGAGGGAAAATTTAGTGGTTCTGCTGGATTTGTTAATGAACAAACAGGAACAGGATCTGTTTTAACTTTAACTGATGTAAGTGGAGAATTTCAGATAAATGAACCAATTCTTGTAAATGGAATTGAAGTTGGAAGTAATATCGGAACTGTTAGTGATTTTGAATTTGCTGATATCAAAGCAATTCATAGTGATGGAGGAATTAGTGGAGGTAGCAAAACTTTTGCTGCTGATTTAGAATTAAGTCATAGTAAACAGGTATTTCAAACAGGTGCAGAGTTTCAAATTAGTGTGTTGAGTGGTGGTATTTCAACAGTAACAGGACCTTCTGTTTCGGATTTTAGATCACTAGTTAAAGTTGGTGATATTATTAGTTACAGTTCATCTTCAAACCTTACTAATACTCATCCAACTTTTAATCGAGTAAGTGGTTTTGGTATAGGTGGAACTAATTTTACAATTGAAAATGTTGCTGATGTTTCTAAT